ACAAAAACAGGAATCTGCGCTACAAAATCTGTATCGACATTGTTTGTATACGCCTGAATGGCAGCAGTTAATTGAGTGTAGTTCATGTGATGCTCGTCGTAACCGTTCCAAGCATAGCGCCAGCTACTAAAGGCCTTGCAGGTGGCATGGGCTGCATGCCGATACTTGCAAAAGAAGAATCTCCCGCGTCCCCTACATAAACGTTAACACCCAATCGTCCTTCTGGACGTGGCTCTAACAAAGCCTGGGGCTCATTTAAGGTTCGCTTAGGCTCAAGCTGAGGATGCTTAGGCTCATAGCACTCGTCGCAGACCTTAAACCCAGTCCACTCTTTTTTAAGCTCATTGAGCTTAAACTGTTGACCACACTGATCACACAGAGCAAGACCGAATTTGCCAGATGTGTAACCAGCCATCAGTAACTCTCCGTGTAGGTAGGCACTGCAAAGTAACCCGTGCGTTCTGTGTCCTCTGCGGCAGCTCTTGCAAACTCTTCTTCATAAAACTGTTTAAGCATCCCAATACGGTCCGGAGCTTTTTTAACCGCCATGTAATACGCCAAACCTGCAGTCAAACAAGGCAAAAATCTAAAGGAGATATCCGCTGTGTTGGTAACTGCACCAGTTTCTTGAATACGGCGAATAGCGTAGTATCTAAATATGTATGTTTGCGTTGCATCGGGCGCGGGATACAGAAACAGCTTTGCTGGCACTGTGCGCTGCACATAAAACTGGGCAGGACGCGAAGTGGTGTACTTGTTAGGCACGTGCAAATATTCAGCGCTGCCAATCCGGTCAATCGTAATATCCTGCTGATCAGATTGGCCAGAATTGGTACGTATCACCGCCGACAACGCATCCACCGTATCATCCGGCAACGTGTACTCAAACGTACCCGCAACTAAGACCACCTGCCGCTGCTCAATCGTGTACAGATTTAATCCGCGATTGGCCCACTCAGCAAACATCAAGTTTAAAGAGCGACGTGCAGATAAAACGTCGTACCCATCCCGAACCTGCAAGCCGCAGCGTTCATACGCTTCGGTGATGATCTCATCGAAGTCCGGGTTGTAGGAAGAGACGCCTGAGGTAGTCATTTTTTAATAGATAGTGGCTTTTTGAGCCCGGGCTGCACCTACACCACGCACTGAAACAGTCTCACCTGACACTGATTTTTTGACAGGCTGGCTCATGGTCTTGCCTTGTGGGCCTGCCATGTCGGCAACACCGCCGGAAGCATAGCCTTTTTTCTTCATGCCGCCGCTGGCAGCCATCTTAGATTTCATCATGCCACCGCTGGCCATCATTTTAGAATTCATCATCTTTTTGCTCCTGATAGAGGTTGTTAAAAGTTTCTTCTGCATCCATGTACGAATCGTCTTGCTCCGCACAATGAATCCACTGGTTTGGCCTGAAATCAGGCGCTCCCTGTCCCGTAACCCAGTAGGCGGGACTTGTCACACGGACCCTGTTGTTAGGCAGCGCCACAATGTTCCCCGTCCACTTGCCCGCATCAGTCAGTATCAACACGTGACTCTGTTTGTGCTGCGATGGATCTTCAGATACGTCGCTTTCCGCATAGTCTACCGTGAACAAGTACCTACCGGTGAAAAATTCATTGTTGATTTTGCACAACCAAGGGGACGGCTTTGCCCGCTCTATGCTAATGATGCTGTGGTTGTACGAGTTGCAATCCCACGGCTGTGACAGATGGTTGAGCATTCGCTCTGGCCACACTTCCAGCGGGATATCCCCAACCAAAGCAGCCAACGGCATCCGCGCCCACATGGCCCCACCATGAACATTCTCTTGACCGCCCTCATCGGCTTCACAGCCCGTAAAAATAACCTGAAAACTCAAGCTTCTATCTGGAATGGTTGTTACCGCTACAGCCAACGCATGAAGGTACTCGCCCTGATACTTCTGATGCCCATTTGTAAATTCCTTACGAACCCAGCACTTAAAATACGGGATATTGCTTGTCAAATACATTACTTACTCGTCCCCCGAATAAGCTGATCAATCTTTTCTTCTAGCCGGTTAAATCTTTGATCAATGTGGTCAGTAATTCTCTGCACCTCGGCACTGGTCGTGTAGTCCCGAGCAATCTCTTCGCGAGTCTTATTTAACAAGATGTCAATTCGTTTGAGCTCGTCAAATTTCTCGCGAATAAAAAACCACAATCCGCCAAAAGCAGCAGAAAGGATTGCTAACCAGATTGTGTTGACTTCCATTTTAGTACAGTTTTCCGCGCGTCTTACCGCGCTTAGCAATACCATCACCACGCCGTGAAGCTTCGCTTTTAACTTCCCCGCCTTTTTTCATACCCATTTCAGAACGCATTTGCGATTCTTCTTTTAATGAATCGTATGCGTCTTGGGCTTCTTCCTCACTTTTGTATTTCAAATAATTGGAACGATTTGGCGAATCCGAGTCAAGCATGACTTCGTTCTTATCTTTATCTTTGGACAAAGATCCAGACTCAAAAGTGCTTTTGCTTTTTGAAGGGCCTTCTTTAGACCGCATGATGGAGTATTTGCTCACCTTAGACATGATTTACCTTAACACTTCCATCTTGCCAAGGCTGCCGCCTTGCGTGTAGCTTTACCCTTTTCATCCTTCATAGGCCCGGGCATCCCGGACATACGAGCACAAAAAGAATCTTTTCGTGGACCACCCTTAGGCTGAGGAGCCTTGAGGTTGCTCCCTGTAGCCGCGTTGTATTTAGCTCGGCCTTTGGCAGTTAAGCCTGCCCCCTTGGAGATCGGTAGCTTTTCGCCCCGACCAACAGAGAGAGAAGGGCCCTTTTTAGCCATAAAAAATTGTGACTGAATTTACGTTTGTCACAGTTCCATGGACATTAGTACTGAATAAAACACCCTCGCCCGGGAACAAAAGATACGTAGGTTGCGTAGCAGAAGCCACGGTGTTGAGCGTAATAACGGTTGCGCCGCCTGACCCACCATCTCTAAATATCACACTACCGGCGGTACCTGTTGGAATCATGTAAACAGATTTGATCCTTGTTCTACCAAGAGCAATAGGTGTTTGATTGGTAAATTGTCCCGTAGAAGTTAGCGGCACACTTGCTAGTACATCAATCGTCATGTTGTTGCTCCGGTTTCTCTGCTATCTTTTGCAGCCAATACTGACATTCTTGCATGGCCCCAGCGATGGCATTTAGATTGGCTTCCATTTGCCGCCTCTGGGCCTCTAACGCCTCAAGGCGCTCTTTAAGACCTAACTCGGTCATATTAAGCAGATGTGCTAAACAGTTGGATGTAACGAATAGCGCCGTTAACAAGAACTCGTATTTGGCCTGCTGATACTGTTGGTGTTCCTGCTGTTACAGCCAAACCTGCGGCTACGTTTTTACCCAGTCTGCCAACGTCAAACAAGTTTAAACAAGGGTTGGTCGCAGATGAATCTTCACCAAAACCAATGAACGCGCTTGGTCTTGTGGCTCTTGTGCCTGTGAATTGAGCAAAGTCAAAAACCGCGCCGTAAGTAGCGCCTGCATTTGTACTTGGCCCCATGTCTACAACACCATATACAGCAGTGTTAAGACCTGTAATGGTGTTTGTTGCTGTACCCATTGAAGTTTGTGCATAGCAGCCAAAAATATTAGCGCCAGAGACTCCAGCCGTGCGAGAGTTAGCCGCGCCAACCAATGCAGCTACTGTGCCTGTCCATGTTGCCGCAGGGCGAACAGTGAAATCAGTCAGGTTGTAAGAACCTGTTGTCAAATCTGTAGCGGTGAGGGTGTCGTCAGAATTAAAGCCAGCGTTAGACGTAACTGGGCCAGCAAAGGTGGTTTGAGCCATGATTGTTCCTTACATACAAGTTAAGTGCATCAGTCTGTATGTCGTCAGCCGGGACTGTCTAATGCACCGGATAAGCCCGGGTTAAAAGCAATATACAACAAAATAAAAGGGGGCACAAGGCCCCCTTTAAATATTTCCAAAGAAATATTAGGTCGAACCGGGTGAACCGAAGACACCCAGTGGATCGCTGAAGCCAAAGCTGTAACGCTCACGGGCTTTGTAACGAACGTTTCCAGTATCGAAATCCCCATCCATTCCAGTAGTCAAGGCCATACGCTCAAAGTGCTTCAGGCCGTTAGGAACGTCTGTGCACAAGAACCAAGCATTGGTGTCTGTCAGGTAGTGGTTAATTGTGTAACCTTCAGGGATTGAACCGTTGTTCTTCAACG